TTACACCAAGGCAGAAATAACCACTATCAGCGGGGATATAATATCACAAATTCCTGATGTCTCCGGAACAGATAATCACATAGTTCGCTATGATGGAACAGATGGTTTACAATCATCTGATGTGATTATAGATGATGACGGTAACGTCGGCATCGGTAAGAGTCCGGCGGCAGCGCTTGACATTCAGAGTTCTACCGGCGGAAATATTTTACAAGCGAGAGATGATTCCAGCACCTCAATGTTTAGAATCACGCAGGCAGGGGACTTTTATCTCGATCGTACGTCTCCCGGGCCTTATATCCATTCGGCAGGCGATTTTCGTTTCGGGGTTACCGAAAATAATTTCAGGTTTTCGGTAGATACCGGGGCCAGCTATAATACCCAGATAGGCGCGACCACGTATTTTAACATGGGCAACGTCGGCATCGGGACGACTGATCCTGGATCACTTTTAACTGTATCTGGAACTATAGAATCAACTTCAGATGGTTTTAAATTTCCTGATGGTACTACTCAAACTACAGCTGTTTCAATACCTGCCGGAACAGATAATCACATAGTTCGCTATGATGGAACAGATGCTTTACAATCATCTGATGTGATTATAGATGATGATGGCAAAGTCGGCATCGGGACGACGAGTCCTGGGGCGAAGTTGGATATTGCTTATACGAGTGGAATTGGGATAAGAGTAACAAATGATAATTATGGTGATTGGTTAATTCAGAAAAGAAGGAGTGATGATAGTCAGATATTTGGAATTAAAGAAGACATAACTGGGGGTAGGCTCGGATTTGTTACAGACAACAACACGAGAATGGTTATTACAAGAGCAGGCAAAGTCGGCATCGGGGCGACTGATCCTGGATCACTTTTAACTGTATCTGGAACTATAGAATCAACTTCAGGTGGTCTTGTTTTACCAAATGGAACAGCGATTGATGAGTTTTCAATAGATGGGACCTTAGCTGGTAATTCAGATGATGCTGTCCCGACAGAAAAAGCTGTCAAAACTTATGTTGACACAGGATTTCAGCCCGCCGGAAATTATGCTACTAATGATCAACTCACTACTACATCTGGGGATATCATAAGTCAAATTCCAAGTTCTGAAACTTGTGTAACAATAGTTCCGTTTGAATCTGATACTGCTATATCAACGGGGAATGGAAAAGTTGCTTGGACAGTGCCAGCTGCTTTATCTGGTAAGAATTTGACCGCTGCTATCGCTAGTGTACATACACAAGGATCGTCTGGAACAACTACGGTTATGGTTAGACGTAGAAGAAGCGGGTCGGATGTTGATATGTTAAGCACTGGAATAACAGTAAGTTATAATGAATATTACGCTTCAGACGGAAGTATAAATACTAGTAATGATGATATTTCTACCGGTGACCAAATTTATGTAGATATTGATGCTGCTGCTACAGGAGCAGAAGGATTATCAGTAACTTTAACTTTTAGTTAATAGGAGAATAAATGGCGTTTCCAACTCAATACGATTATACTCTATACAGCAGTCATTCAAGTCAAACTAGTTTTAGTGTCGATTTTCCATCAACTCAAGCTGGTGATTTATTATTATTATTGATAGGGTCTGACGGTGATAATTCTTATAGTAATAACGACGGTGATTTTACACTCGTAGGTGAATACTCTAATGGCAACTCTGTTTATGCTGGTGTTTTATGTAAGATAGCGACCGGAAGTGAATCCGGTAATTTTTCTATTACTTTCAATCAACGTGAAAATTACGCTGTAATGCTGCTCGATATACAAGGCGCTGATTCTACTATGCCTGACATATCTGTTAATTCTGGATACGGTAATCAGCCCGATCCGCCAGTGTTGTCTCCGACATGGGGAGCTTTGGATACGATGTGGGTTACATTTTTTGCCCAAGATACAGCAACTAGTAATGCATATGTAATACAGTATTCTATGCCATACAATCAAGGAAATTTGGATTCAGATGACGGCTTCGGTGGTAATGTTCTTGTAGGAGCAAGCTCGGACGAAGTAAACACTGCTACTTTATATCCTAACTCATACAACACAAATATATCAGATCAATGGGTGGCTTATACTATAGGGATTAAACCGGCGTCAGCATATATACCACAAATAATAGTGGCTCAAAATATATCATAGGAAAATATATATCAGTTGTTAAAAATAATAAATTATATATAGCAGCAGACGGTATTGAATTTTCTATGGAATTTGGACAATACAGAGTGAAATATAATTTGGTTTTTAATATATAAATAGGGAGGAATAAAATGGCTACGCTGTTAAATACGAACATCCGCGGCGAACAAATAGATAATGCTACGATTTCGGGCGTGCATATAGTAGATGCTTCTATAGCTCCTACTAAAGCCGATGTTTATAATTCGCCATCAGATGGTGATGTTTTAACCTATAAAGAATCTACTAGTCAGTTTGAATGGAGTTCTATAGGAACAATGACTGTTAATGATAGCCCTACCGGATCAATTAACGGTACCAATACCACTTTTACATTGGGTGGGACGCCTGTTGGAAATACTTTATCGGTTTTTTTAAATGGTATTTTACAGCAGCCCGGAGCTGGTAATGATTATACTATTGCTGGTACTACTGTTACTTTCATAGCTCCACCGGAGGCGGGGGATATTATTCTTTGTAGTTATTTAATATCTGCCGGATTAGGCGGCGGTATATACACTGATCATGGTAACTTAAGTGGTTTGGGAGACGATGATCATACTCAATACATACTTGCAGATGGGTCTAGAGTATTTTCTGGCATAGCAAGTTATAATGAACCCAAAACATTTACCAATGACTCAAACATAGTCGATAAGAAATATGTAGATGATCATACCTGGGTAGAGGATGACATTACTGATTTGGATAAATACACACAAGCCGAAGTTGATTCTAAACTCACTACAACTTCAGGAGATATAGTAAGCCAGTTTCCAAGTGATTTCTACACACAGGCAGAAGTTACAACTATCAGCGGTGATCTTGTAACTCAAATAGATACTAAATATAATGCTTCTAATGTTGGAGTTGGTGTAGATAATCACGCAGTTCGCTATGATGGGACAGGTGCTTTACAATCATCTGATGTGATTATAGATGATAGTGGAAATGTTGGTATAGGTACTAGTCCAACATCCCCCTTAACAGTTGCCGGAGTCATCAAATCAACTTCAGGTGGTCTTGTTTTACCAAATGGAACAGCGATTGATGAGTTTTCAATAGATGGGACCTTAGCTGGTAATTCAGACGATGCTGTCCCGACAGAAAAAGCTGTCAAAACTTATGTTGACACAGGATTTCAGCCCGCCGGAAATTATGCTACTAATGATCAACTCACTACAACTTCAGGAGATATAGTAAGCCAGTTTCCAAGTGATTTCTACACACAGGCAGAAGTTACAACCATTTCTGGTGATATAATATCACAAATATCTGGTTTAAGCCAGGATTCTATATCAGAGGGTGATTCTAAAGTAGAAGTAGTAGATGCTGGCACCGGCTATGTTACAGTTGAAATAGATGGGGCTGAAACAATGCGCCTTAATCCCAATAATGTAACCGTTGCAGCTGATGTTTTACCTGAAATGACTGGAGCTAGTGGCAGTGTTTCAGTTAGAGATATAGGTAGTCCCGCCGCTAAATTTGATGGTATATATTGCCATGACTTATTTGCGGATGCCGGGTCTATTTATGTTAATGGTAAAAAAGTTATTGAAGACGTGAGCGATGTTATTACTATTTCCACTGATCCAGGGCAACGATTACAACTTAAAACTAGTGGAGATGCTGGTGATATTTATGTAGATGGTCAGGGTGGAATTCAATTTCACATACCAGGTACTTCTTCTAACAAAGACATTACTTTTTCAAATGAATCCCCAAGTGGGCAGATTAATATAGGTGGATCTGGCCAAGCAATAAAATTTACTGGAAACATGGATATAAGCGCAAGTACTTTGGATCATGGCGATTTATCTGGTCTAGGGGATGATGATCATACTCAGTATATTCTAGCTAATGGTACGAGAGCATTTACAGGGGCTATTACCGGTATTTTACCGACTCAGAGTAACCACTTGGCTACAAAAAGTTATGTTGATGGTATAGTACAGGGGCTTGATTGGCAAGTATCTGTAAAAGATAAAGATCTTACTGCTCCTCCCGGCGGCCCTACAACCGGAGATCGTTATATTATTGCAAACAGTGCTACTGGAGCTTGGGCTGGACATGATGGTGATATAGCTGAATATAATGGTGCGGGTTGGGATTTTGCTGTTAAAACTGAAGGTTTTGCAGTTTGGGTTGAGGATGAAGATGTTCTTTATACTTACAATGGATCTAGTTGGGTAAAATTCGGTTCTACTATTACACATAATAATTTGTCCGGATTACAGGGGGGGACCACTAGTGAGTATTACCATCTAAGTTCTAGTAATTACCTTTCTTTGACATATGGTGGAGATTCCCTCATACATTATCATGCATCCGATAGAAACTTATCTAATGCTACTGGAAATATTAGTGATGATATGCATGGTAGTAGATCTGGAGGAAGTCTTCATAGCGTGGCCGCCAGTGGAGTTGCTGGATTTATGTCTGTTTCTGATAAATCTAAATTAGATGGCATTGAAGAAGGGGCTACAGATGATCAAACTGCTAATGAGATTCTTGAAGCTATTAAAACGGTAGATGGAGATGGTTCTGGTTTAGACGCAGACCTTTTGAATGGTCAAGGCATAGCTTATTTTCTAAATACCTCAACAACATTTTCTGGAGATATTTCTGGTAACTATGAAAATATTGTGGTCGCTAACGATTCGCATACTCATGACACAAGATACTATACTGAAACTGAACTAGATAATGGTCAATTAGATGATAGATATTATACTGAAACAGAAATAGATGATTTTGACTTTGTAACAGAGTCGGAGATGTCTACAACTAGTGGTGATTTACAAAGTGCGATTGATGATAAGCTTTCAACTACAGGTAAAGCAGCCGACGCTGACAAACTTGATAACCATGATTCTACTTATTTTTTAAATACCTCTACCAATTTTGCAGGAGATGTTTCTGGTACCTATGGTGCGCTGGTAGTCGCTGATGATAGTCATAATCATGTGATATCCAATGTGGATGGACTTCAGACTGCATTGAATGATAAGCTTTCAACTACAGGTAAAGCAGCCGACGCTGACAAACTTGATAACCATGATTCTACTTATTTTTTAAATACCTCTACCAATTTTGCAGGAGATGTTTCTGGTACTTATAGCAATATCCAAGTTGCTGATGATAGTCACAACCATATTATAAGTAATGTAGATGGGTTGCAAGACGCTTTAGATGCTAAGCTCAATGTAACTGGTGGTACAGTAGCTGGGGATCTTGTAATATCTGGAAACTTTACTGTAAGTGGTACCACAACTACCATTGATGTTGAAACACTTAATATAGCTGATAATATTATTACACTTAATTCTGACTTCACTGTTGGTTCTGGTGTCCCCACACAGAACGCTGGTATAGAAGTTTCACGAGGAGATTCTCCTACCGTTAAACTAAGATGGAATGAATCTAATGATACATGGGAAGTTACTCCTGATGGTAGTAATTTCTATACAATATGGACTAGTGGTAATGATGGGGTCGATTCAGGATTAGATGCTGACACTGTAGATGGTATAAGCAGTGGCCAATTCATAAGAAAGGACGCTCTCTCGGTTGTAGACGCCGTAACACGATGGAGTAGTGGTAATTCTGTACAATTTAGTAGTGCAAGTGCCTTAAAGTTATTACATGATAGTGTTAATGGTTATATAGATAATGGTACCGGAGATCTTTTCATAAGAGCTGGCGCATCTCCAAGTATGGCAGTAACGGCTCTAGCTTCTGGTGGAGTTAATATATACTATGATGGTTCCGGTCGCATTTCAACTAATAGTACTGGTGTAGATATAACTAATTTGGCAATAACTGGAACAAGCCAGACTGCTGGTTACTTTGATGCTGGTAGCTCAGATCCTACTGATACTACTAGACTAAATTACAATGGTTATATGTACGCTACGAAGATTTTTAATGCGGTCTATAATGATATAGCCGATTACCAGAAGGTTATAGGTGATATTGAATACGGAAAATGTTATTTTGATACCCCAGATGGTGCTAAGATTTGTACTGAGAGATGCCAGATGGCAGTTATTGGAATAGCTTCAGATACATTTGGATTTGGTGTGGGTAATCACACAGATGAAAGTTATGCACCATTTGCTATTGGTGGGTGGGTCTTAGCTTTTGTCGATAAAGAATACCCTACTGGAACTCCATTAACTAACGATGAAAATGGTTACTTGACAGAAATTTTATCTGCCGAAAAAAGAGAATTTCCAGAGAGAATAGTTGCAACATATAAAAAGAAAGAATCTGGAGACTTTTGGGGCCCTAATAATGAGGTAGCAGTAAACGGAAGGCATTGGGTAAAGGTTAAATAAACACCTAGCACATTATAGATTGTATTCTATAATATTAGAAGCTAGGGCATGGTATTAATTGGAAGACGGTTAATATCTATCCATAAGAATAAGGTATAAATTAGGAGTAAAGCATGTCAATAAATAAATATTTTAGTTATCCAGTGGTAACTGCTGCTGAATTATTTTCTGCTGGGTGGTGTAATTTGCGATGTAAATATTGTTATATACCTAAAACAGATTTTCTTAAAGATGTACATAAAGTTATTATAGAAAAGATAGAAAGTGGAGAAATGCTTTCAGATTTAAAGGAAATTTTTGGAAAGGATTTAACTCATATATCACATTGGGGAACCGAACCTACATTAACTGTTAAAAAATTTAAAGATTTTTATAAACAAGCTATTGAAGAGTTTCCCAATTTAGAAAATATTACTTTGTCTTCCAATTTTATGACCAATCCTGAAAACTTAGTAGAATTTGTATTAGATGTGTTACCAAAAGAACGGGTTTTTAATATAGATTTGCAAGTATCTTTAGATGGCCCGGCCTATATAACAGATGCAAATAGATTAGGTGGTGCAACCGATCAGATTATTAAAAATTGTATTTATGTTACTAATGAATTAAATTTAAGGAATAAAATACATAAAATTAGTATGCATTTAAAACCAACTATTGGGGTTGATGTAATAAAAATTTTAACAGACCTAGATAAAATGGCGGAGTATTATTCATTTTTTGATGAGTTTGTGTCTGACTGGGTGGCTGTGGGAAATAACATTAATATTAGTCGTGCGTGTGATCCTACATTAGTTACCCCGTTTGACTATACAGCGGAAGATGGTAAAAATTTTTATAAGTTATTATTGAATCAGATAGAGCTTAAAAAAAATAAGTATAAATCTATATCTAGCCCAGAGTCTAATTATTTTGAAAGGTTTAGGTCTCGATTGTGGTTTTATAGAGAATTTCATACTAAACATAGGATGTTCACTTGTTCTGCGGGAGACAGTCAGGTTGGTGTAGGGGATTTTCCTAATACTATCCACGCTTGCCATAGAACTTTTTATTTAGATCATGACGAGTATGTCGGTGCCGCTAAAGAATATGGTTTGGATAAGTTAACTTTACAAGGAATAGATAGTGGTAGAAGTGATTTATTGGCTAATGGGTATATTGTGGATGTTAAAAATGATGAACGATTAATAAAAATGCTTTACAAAAGTAGAGCTCACCATGACTTTACAAAGCAGAGAATATCATTTGGCGTAGCTTCAGTACTAGAATTGGCGAAAGCTGGACAAGTATCTGCATGTTATAATGATAAACAAATGGCTGTATTGCTTGCTTATTTTTCTCAGGTTTTTGATTGCCCAATGGATAACGTAGTATTGACTGGTAGTACTATACTTAAATCTATACCAACATTCAGAATATTCGGTAACGGGGTATTTGAAAATATTTTGGATAGAATTCTAAAATAGGGAGTACATATAATGAATATGGGAGAAATTTTTAATGAGATGGAGTGGTATTTAAATTCAGATTTTTCAACATACCTTATTTCATCTATGTATAAAGATAAATTTAGAGAGTCTTTTAAAATGTTGTGGGAACATATAACTATGTTAGAGAATGATGAAATAATTGAGGATTTTGATCCTAAAAATACTCCAAGAGTTATTGAGGAGTGTGTCAATTATCTCATGATTATTTTATCAGAATTTAATATGGATGGGCCATTAAAACGTTTTGTACAAAATTATGTTTTTATTACATATAATTGGAATAATAATGTATGGAAAAATGATAGTTTTGATTACAAAATTAGTTATTTACAACGATTTATAGAAGATAGTTTGAATGTGTCCGAGATATCTAGTGTGCTGAATAAAATATCTTGTAAATTAAGTGACTATAAAAACTGGTTACCCCCAGCCTTTGAGTTAAGCGCGCATTATTACAACCTACTTAAGGAGGACTAAGATGGCGTTCTCATGGACTACTATAGACGATGGCACAATAATTACTAGTGCGCAGTGGGATGAAATAAAGACAAATGTAGATACGTTGACAAGTAATTTAGGGATAGCTGCATATACTTGGAGCGAATTACCTGTTACAGCTGATGTTAATACTCCGGATATACCTGATTTACAGGAATTACGAAACGCTTTAGATTATGTTAATGATAATAACACGTGCTCTTCTTATAATGCGGCTCTTGATAGTACAGTCAATAGTGGAAGAGATATTTCAGTAAATAACTCGGTTTATAGTTCTAGGGATTCTTCCGAGAATAGTACAGTTAATTTGAGTCTATATAGTACTGTGTATAATCCCCACTGTTCGACAAATTATTCTAGTAGAGATTCTACTGTTGATTCTAATAAAGATACTACAAACTATAGTACTAAGTATACCTCAGTACTTACTACTAAATATAATACTGTTTATAGTGATTTACATTACCCATATAATTCGGGCGCTAACGCCAGTGTGACATCTGATATTAGATTAAAGAAAGATATTGTTTATATCTAAAAATAATAGGAGGGTCATAAAATGGCTTTTAGTTGGAGTACATTACCTTCTACTGGTGACAAAATAGAATGGGCTACCGATATACAAATAGATGAATTAAGAAATAATACTGATTGGCTTGCAGATAATTTAGCTAACAGTGCTGATAATGCTTCAGTATATAGTAGTAATGATGCCGCTGCTGATAGTTCTCAAAATAATAGTTATGATAGTGGTGTGGATAGTGCTGTTCAGTCTAGTTATAATAACCCATATAATAGCGGCGTTAACGGTACAGTGTATTCTACAGTAGATTCTACTGTATATAGTTCTAACAAGGCTACCGTAGATGCTACTGCGTATTCGACTGTTAATAGTGGTAAAAATACTACTATTTATTCAACACAATATGTTGGATTAGATTCTACTTTGAATAGTGCTGTGCATAATCCAAACTATACTACCTACAACAGTCCTGTAAATGGTGCTTACTACACATCAAAAGGGTAAGATATTAGGTTGAAAAAAGATATAGAGTATCTTTAAGGGGGGTCATTATGCATTATGGATTAGATTTAATAAGAAAATTAAAACCGGCTGTATTTAAATTTAGAAACACTGATAATAAAAAGCATTTTGGTTTAATGGCTCAGGAAATCAATGACGTTTTAGATGAACATGATTTTGCTATTGTATTTAAAGGTGCTGATGGTTATTATAGAGTGAATTATATTGAATTTATAGCTCCAATTATAAAAGCTATTCAAGAATTGGATCAAAGAATTAATAAATTAGAGAGGATTTCTGATGAATAATGAAAATAATGAATTAGTTAAAAACATATTAGATAGAACTTTTTTTGCTGCATGGAAAGATAAAAGACATGAGTTAGATAGTTATAAGTATGGAAATTATAACGCATTAGAATTACAGGTGAGTGCTGCGTGTGATTTGAATTGTACATATTGTTATTATACTAAACATAGTAAGGATTTATATCCGGCTAAATTATCTAAACCGGATTTAGTTATGAAGAATTTAGATATTTTGTTAAGATGGCTATCTAAAAATAAGTATTATCCTAAATTTGATGTTTTTTCAGGGGAACTTTTTGCTTCAAAGTTAGGATTTGAAGTTGTAGATAGGTTGGTAGATTGGCATATATCTGAAAATGTTGAAGGCACAATAGTTATACCTACTAATTTTAGTTTTATTTTAGATGGCGCCAAGACTAACAAAGTGGAAGAGCTTTTACTCAAAGGAAAAGATCATAATATATGGGTTGGTTTGAGTGCTTCAGTTGATGGTAAATATGCTGATGTTAATAGGCCCTTTCGTGATGATAAAAATGTTAGAACAGAAGAATATTATGATGACGTTTTTAAGTTCGCTAAAAAACACTGTATTGCGTTTCACCCAATGATTTATAGTAATAATATTGAGCGCTGGAAAGATAATTTTTTATGGTTTCAAGAAAATTTTAAAAAATATGATATTCCATGGTTATCTATGTATTTATTGGAAGTTAGAAATGTAGAATGGACAAAACTACAGATACAAGCATATTATAACTTTATAAGATTTGTAGTTAATTGGTCATATAATATGGCAAACGTTCCCCCGGATAAATTTCCTGAATTTGTATTTGAAAATAAAGTTTTTAATATATTTAGTATGTTTGGTGAAATGGGCCGGGGAATAGGGTGTTCAATTCAATCAGCTATGCAGCTTAGACTAGGTGATTTAACCACCACACTTTGTCATCGAAATGCTTATACTGGTCAGCATTTATTTAAATTTACTGTAGATGATGATGAAATATCTGGTATAGAAGCATTGAATTGTGATATGATGATAGCTATGTATTCAACAAATATAAAAAATTTACCATGGTGCGAAAACTGCACTATAAAAGATTTTTGTGGTGGCCAGTGTTTAGGTTCAATGTATGAAGTAAATGGGGACCCTTTTATTCCTATACCAACTGTTTGTGCGTTGGAGCATGCTAAAATTGCGGCAATACTAGATGAAATAGACGCACTGGGATTATTTCAACCTTTTTATAATTTTACAAATAAAAAAGACTCTATGCGGATATATAAAAGATATTTTAAAGGAGATAGGTAATGGATATAAATGAGGCAAGGAAAACCATTGAAGTTTTTTTTAAATCAGATAACACAATTTTTAGCGCCGCGGAAACGGATATTTTAAAAAATTGTTTTTATATGATGATGTATCACATAAATTTACTTGAAAATGAAAGCGAGCTTGAAGAAAACATAACTAATATATTAGTTAATTCAGCTATGTTATTAGTTAATGATAAAATATTAAATTCTGGCTTAACCCCTTTCTTTAGAAAATTTATTGAAGCATATAGTAATATAGTTTATAATTGGAATAAAAATATTTCGAAAGATAAAAATATAGAATTATTATGTCTTTTAGACGGCACAATTTTGAAATTATATAATGAATCCGCGAGTGCTGCACAGATAATGCGAGATGTACACCAACATTATATGGATATGAGAAATTGGATGCCGCCAGCATTTAGTATTAGTAAGGCTTATTTAGATACATTATTGAATACTAATGACGAAGAAGAATCAGTAGAAGATGATAATTTTGTTCAGGAGGCATAAACATGGAAGTTATTACAACTACTAGTGGATTACAATCATACGGTAGTTCTTATCCCTATACTATATCTTATATGGGTATGCAGCGTAAAGCGTCTTTTGACGCTTTTCATCCTGGTCACATATCGTGTATCAATGCTGCTAAGGCTGCTTCAGATAAAATACTAATAGGTTTTACCGACGATGAAGAACTTGCCGACCTTTTATTTCCTGAATTAAATTTAACGTTTGGAACATCTAACAAGGAAGCTTGTTTAGCATGGGCCGCCAATAATGATGTGGACATTGTTTTTTGGCCAGATCCGGGAGAGATGGCCTCGTGGTTTGATGGGTATGATATTAATGCACTGAAAAGTTGGGCTTCTACTTATTGCACTGATCATGGTTTTGTACTTGATGATGGTTGGGATACGACACTATTACATGTCATGATGATATTAGATAAGATCAGACAGGATCTAAATTTAGAAAGACGAGATTCTAGAGTAGGTTCTTGGAAAGATGGTACTGGTAGATTATATCATAAATATTATATTGAATTAGAGGGGTATTATGAATATATTTTAACACCATCTTTACTAAATCCAGAAACCTTAATTCCATATGGGTATGTTACTAATACAGAGCATACTTTAGCAAAAGCGCAGTTCATATCTCAAATACCAAATATCATCTCTACACATAAATCGCTTATTTCTACTGATATTACTACATTTCAAAATAATGTGAAGAGCGATATAGACGCGCTCGACGTAGCTGGGGAATTTTATACAATTAAAACCAACGTTTATTATAATCAGCCATATGTGGAATCTGGTTATGCTTTTATTGAATTAGTACTTCATCTAGATTCTACTTTTTCTGCGGGAATTCCTGCTGTAGAAGGGCGTTATGTTTATTCATTTTATGTAACAGTTACTTAAGGAGGAATAAAAAGGAGTATGAAATCATCTATAATTCTTTCATCGTTTGATGAGTGGGAATCTGTGATTAAAAAAACCCACGATGAAGGTAAAACATTTGGATTGCTCAGTGAAAACAATAGATTATTTAGATACCATATCAGCTATGAAGATAGGGTAAAGCAGCTTAATAAAAATGTAGACGTTACAGCTTTAGTATTTTTATTAGACTACCAAACTTGGGTAGATATGGATCCTAATTTTGTGTCTAGCATTTATGGTAAAAGATATTTTGATGGTATAGACACAGTTATTAAAGAAAGAAATGGGACTGTAGATTATTTATTTATACCCAAAGAACCTGTTATGCAGTATGTTAAAGAAGCTAAAGAGATAGTATACTCGATTGCGCCTCTTTGCCCTTATATTGAGTATATAGATGCTGTACAATACATTAAAGGATGCTATTCTAGTATTGGTTATGTCAGTGTTTCATATAAAGAAAAAGTAGATTATAATGTTCTTTGTCCATGGCAGTTGGGGTATAATTTGGTGTGTCATCACGTTCTTAATAGTTACGGTATTAAATCTGAATTTCCTGGATTTACTCATGAAGATATTATTAATAAAGTAGAACCTATACCATTTAACCCGTATAACTATGCGATTGATTAAAGAATCAATAAATTTAGTTATCTAGCAAAATTGACATTATATTCTATAATAAGAGTATATAATTTTAGAATTATGGAGGAATTACTTTATGGGTGTGCCTTATGTTATAGAGGGATCAGGAAATGAGGAAAGAGTATATGATTTATATTCTAGACTTTTAAGGGATAGAATTATTTTTATAGGCCAGGAATTTGATGGAGCGATGGCTAATTCAACAGTAGCGCAGCTTTTATTTTTAGAAGCGGACGACCCTAGCAAAGATATAACTATGTATATTAACAGTCCCGGTGGCTATGTAACAGCATTATTAGCTATATTTGATACTATGAATTATATCAAATCGGATGTAAGTACTGTTTGTGTAGGTCATGCTGCTAGTGCGGCTGCTTTTATTTTGGCTAGTGGTACGAAGGGTAAAAGATATGCTTTAAAAAATAGTAGAGTTATGTTGCATCAAGTTTCTGCGGGGGCTGGTGGTCATATAGAAGATATGAAAATATCTATTAAAGAATCTACAGTTCTAAACGATAAAATAATATCAGAGTTGTCTAGGATTACCAAAAAATCTGTCAAAAGAATTAAGCGGGATATTGATAGAGATTACTATATGGGCGCAGAAGAAGCCCGGGACTATGGTATTATTGATCAGGTTTTAGATGTGAGGGAATAATATGGCTAGAATCATGTATAATAAAAAAAGATTAGAAGGAAAGCAGGTAGGTGGCGGTGGACCAAGAGATAAACAATTAGCTCAAAGAATCAGAAAGGAACAGGAGTTGAAAGAACGTATTTTAAGCCCGTCTTTATCTGCGGAAGTCCCTATTCAGCAAGAAGTGGATCTTTCTCAATACTTGCCCTTAGAGGAAGTCAAAAAAAAGATAGAGGAAGCTGTTGCCGCGACAGCTGAGTCTGAGCGAAAACGATTTGAAAGTGGGTTAAAAAATCTGAATGACCAGTTAAAGGCGGAAAGAAAAAAGGCCGGCGCATTTCAGGATCAGTTGATTAATGCAAACTCAGAAATAAGCCGTTTGAAAACTAGTGTAAATCAATCTACGGATATTTCTGAAAAAGCTCAGCGAGTGATTAACGAAAAAGATTTATCTATCTCTAGATTAAAGGCTGATAACGAGGCTAAAATAGAACTGTATAATAGACTTAAATCTGAATTAACGGCGCACAAAGAAACTATATTTGTTAAAGAAAAAGAAATTTCGGAATACAAATCTAAATTAGATGTTATGGTTGAAATGGATACGAATAATAAAGTTCGTATAGCAGAGTTGGAAACTAGTTTAAAGACTAAAGATGAATTAAAAACTAAGTTAGATGAATTATATGATAAGATATCAGATGGATCTATTAAACCCTTGGTTGGTAGTAATATGGACAGGCCTTCCCTAGAAGATAAAATATTTATAGACCCCATCGAAGCAAATAAAGGAACCCCGTTAGATTCGCATATAGATATAAAAGAAGATAAGTCTTCCAAAACCAAATCAGATAGAGATATTAATTCTGATTTAGCTAAATTGCGTAATCTATTAAAATTATAAGGAGGATTACTATGAGTATTAAAGGAGTAGGATTAGACATAGGAACTAATATGTTGGTTTCGGCTACGATGAACGAGGAAGGTCACCCAGCGTATAAACGACAAAGAGACGCTTTTTTTAGAATAACCCCTAAATCAGAAGTTAATCATAAAAGTATTAAAATGTCCTTAGAAGGACGTAAGGCTAATTTTATCATAGACAGTAATGATTTTATTGTGGTTGGAGAAGATGCTTTGTACATGGCTAACGAAAGAAATTTGGAAGCTAGGCGTCCTATGAGACGAGGAGTGCTATCTCCCAAAGAAAAAACTTCATTGCCTATGATTAAACTAATTATCCAAAGTTTAATAGGCCACGGGGTGGATAATGAAAAACTTATTTTTTCTATTCCAGCCGAACCTATTGATGGTGATTTTGATATATTTTATCATACCGAAATGATGAAAGCTTATTTAAGAGAAATGGGGTTTAATCCAGAACCATTGAACGAAGGATTTGCTATAGCTTTTTCTGAATTACTAGATGATAACCTAACCGGAATGTGTATTTCTTTTGGTGCAGGTATGGTGAATTCTGTGGTTTGTTATGAGGGAGATCCTATAGTTCAGTTTTCTTTGACTAAAGGTGGAGATTGGATAGATAGTTCGGTTGGCAAAGCTCTAGATCTAAACGCGTCTATAGTTCAGATCGAAAAGGAAGAATCAGAGCTAGATCTATTAGCGGCTAGGACTAAAATCCAAGAAGCTCTTATAGTTTATTATAATGTACTTATGAATTACGCACTTGACAATATAGTTTATGAATTAGAGCGCACCAAGCTCCCATCATTTAGAGAGCCTATCCCTATTATTGTATCCGGGGGGTTAACTTTGGCGGAAAATTTTGTAGAGAAATTTAAAGAAGAGTCATTAAAAAAGAGTTTTCCTTTTCAAGTAAAAGAAATTCGTAGAGCTGCCGATCCGATGACTTGTGTAGCTCATGGGTGCTTAATGGCTGCTATTTTGTAGTAATATCTAGCAAATTCAATAAAGTATTCTATAATATATAGTGATAAGTATTGATAGAGTGATCGATAAAGGGATTAAGGATATATCGATCGAATGAAAGTAAATTACATGCCATATATCGGCATGTCTATTTAAATATAATTATGGAGGTTTTGGTATTATGTCGGATGAAAGAATAGATGGGGTTGTAAAATGGTTTAACGCGGAACGTGGTTACGGATTTGTATTGAGGGACGGGGATGGTGATAATGAATATTTTGTTCATTATTCCTATATTCAAATGGATGGATATAAAACTCTCCGACCCGGACAAAGAGTCACTTTTACTTTGGTAGAAACTGATAAAGGTGTTCAGGCGCAAGAAGTAATGCCCGAATAATAGGGGGGTTATTTATGCTTTTGGCAGAGGCAATTAGGGAAAAGGATTACATTGAAGAGTCTATAACCAGTCTTGAAAAATATATATTAGTTTTCATGGCTGTTCATGATAAAACGGAAGTTAGAACAAATAAAACTTTAATTGAAGGTAGATTGGACGAATTAAAAGAGTTATATAAAAAATATCAACAGTTTTCCGTTACTATTGAGCGGGCGAAGGCTAGAGCTTCGATTAAGGTAAACGATACTACACTAAGTTTGTTGGATGCGACAGCTATTAAAAATGCTATGAATTTGAAGCTAGAAAGTTATGAGGCTTTGTTAGATGCTGCCGCTGCTAAGAATGAAAAAGACAAAATTGTTGTATGTATTGATATGGATGAATTATTTAAATACATAGAAAACATAAAAATAGATATTAAAACTTTGGAATCAGAAATGAATTATGCACACTGGAATATAGAGGTGTAATAATGATTTTTAAGTATTGGGTAGAGTTTGATTCGGCCGGAGAAATAAAAGCATTCTATAAATCTAAAAGTGAGTGTGAATCCCCGTGTAAAGAGTATGTAGTCAAACTCATTCCTATAGATAGAAACACAGAACGTTTGATCAAAGATATGGATCAAACTGCGGAAGCAGTGGAGAAAGCCGCGAAAGGATTTAAGAAATTGGATACGGAAGTCAATAAAACTATTAGAGAATTGAGGAGATTTAAGATATGATAGTTATAGGAATTCATGGCAAGGCCCGTTCAGGAAAAGACACATTAGCAGAATTTTTGATAAATCATTTTAGAGATAAATACGACCAGTTGTTTTTTAAAAATGCATTTGCAGATGAATTAAAAAGAATGTGTCAAAAAGAATTTGATTTAAGTAATGAGCAGTTGTGGGGAGATAAAAAAGAAGAGCTCGACAAAAGATATTACAAGCCAATTTCTCCAAATAGTTGTGGATTAGGGCTATCAAAATTGCCGAGTAGATATTGGACTGCTCGAGAAATAATGCAAGAAGTCGGCGCGTTTTATAGAAAAATAGATTATAATTTTTGGCTTAGGAAAATAGAAACTTATGTAAATCTTTTAAAAAAGCTTAAAGAAGATCCTATAAAACCGGGTGTAGTAAATGGTGTAATCATAACAGATGTGCGATATAAAAATGAATCTGATTACATCAAGAAAAATGGAATACTAATAAAAATAATTAGAGATGATAGAGCAGGTGTTCATGGATCAGACCATGCATCCGAAACTAATTTAGATGATTTGCCCGATGATTACTTTGATATACATGTAATTAATAACGAGGGGCTTAAAGAACTATCGGTTGCAGCTGAAGAATCATCAATAATGATTATTAACTTGGTAAAATTAATGAAAAAAGGGAGGAAAGTATAAAATGGCGAAGAAAAATGGGTTGACCGTTAATATCATGCCCGAAGAGATTATTGGATCGGAAATAATTAGAAACGGTGATTATAAGTATGCTAGTATAGGTATTAAGCGCGGTGATAATGAGTTTATGAGAATTTCATATGAATGGAAAGGTGATGGCGTTCCCGAATTTGTAATGGGAATTATGAGTTGGATGCAATCTAATAAAGAAGATATCGATAAAGCTAAAGAAAAAGGTGCCGAAGAATATTCAGCCCTGAAACAGAGGTTATAAAATGGCACTTCCAGATTCAGCATTCACAAAGCCCTATTGGATTAGACTTAGGTATGAAGCTACTTTGTCAAGACGCAATTCAGCGCGCTTTGATAATATGAATTTGCAATATAATAACCAGCCTAATCGCCATTGGAGAATTAAGCCTGAACCTGGATACAATGCTCAAAAACCAGTCGTAGCGACAGATAGAGTAAATTTAAGCACTGATACCCCTTATATTCGCGCTCGCTAATAGTAGGGGATTTTTTTATCGAAAGGAGAATTACGGATGAATTACGAGGAAAGGTTGATAACATTTAAGGACGAATTAGATCTTATATCTAAACCAATAATAAAAGAGTTTGTACAGGAATGTATTAAAATAGCTCCGGACTATGTGTTTGAAGACTGCCCGTCAAGTTCGAGTGGTAAATACCATCCTTTAGAAGAGTTGGGACCAGACGGAACCATACTGCACACAAAAAAGGTTTTTGCATTGGCATATGAATTAAGCCGAGCACTTGATTGCGAATATAATAGGGATGAAATATGTGCCGCCGCGCTTTTGCATGATATGGCAAAACAAGGATTAGAAAAATCTGGGCATACAGTTAAAGAGCACCCTCAGATAATGGCTCAATTGATAGCTGATGTTTATAAGGAAAAATTTACTGAAAAACTTGATAGAGAATCTGCACTAAAAATTTATTATGGAATTTTTTATCACTATGGTCCTTGGACAGATAGAAAGGTTAAAAAACCACTATCGCAATACACACCGGAAGAACAATGCGTATATATTGCGGACTATATAAGTAGTAAAAGATTTGTTCATGTGGATCATAAAAGGAAGGATATTTAAAATGGGAGAACTAAGTCCTGGATCTACTAAACGTCGCTGGGTTCCTGAAGGCGGCGAAAAAAAATTGCGCGAGAAAATTCATCGCGAAAGTAAATTTGCTGATGATTACAAGAAACTCCCCTTTACATTTTCTAAACCCCCGAGGAATAAAAAACATCGGTGGTTTGAATGTACGGCATGTGGAAGAATACTTGAAGCTCCTATAAATACAATTATGTGTGTTTGCCCTATTTGTAAAAAGGTGACCGAAGTTAAAGGAATATAAGGATGACAACTTATGGATATATGGTATGTATGGACTATAGTTCAACAAAGGCATAAGAGAGTATCGGAATTTTTAAAAAATTTGGAAGGTATTAGTGAATATTTTTATCCTACAGTTATAAAAGAATATAATACTAAATCTGGAAAAAAAAATAAAGATATCCCTCTATTTAGTAATTATATATTTATTAAATATACCCACAGTAATTATTTACAAGATAAGATATCAAGTAATCCATGGATCAAGGAGTGTTTGGGTAAATGCTCACAGAAGGAGATGGATGACGTTTTGATACTATCTAAAAGAAAATACGAAGATCTAATACCCACCAATGAGATATTAAAAAACCATAGTTATAAATTAAAAGGAACCCCTTTTAAGGGAATGACTTGCACTGTTGTAAATATTGAGGGGGATAAAGTAGCTGCAACTGTAAGTTTATTTGGATCAGAGCGTCTTATAAAATGTTCAACCGATGATATTGCTTTGGAAGGGTAGGATAAATGAAAAATGCGATTAGAATTACCAGAAGAAGGGGAAGGCCTTTCGGGCATAGATTAAGTGAAACAACTAAAAATAAAATACGACGAAAGAGATTAGGCACTCACCATTCCCAAGAAACTAAAGATAAGATATCTCAATCATTAACAGAATATTTTGAAAAAAGAGATTTGCTATCGGCTAGCATAGAGCACGAGTATAGCTATATTTCAGATGAGGCTGCTGAATGGGTGCATGATAACAGGAAAGCTATTGATGAAAGTGAGTATGTGATAACAGAAAAAAGGCTTTCCTATTTTAAACAAATGGAATTAAATGTGGGTAATGATATAGAATATCTTTATGGGCATAATTCAACACCCGAATTTTTAATGATGTTAAAAGAAGAAATAGCGGAACGATTTGGTAAGGAAGGCGTGCAAGAATTATGCTCTTTGATATAGAGGAATAAAATGGCTAAAGTAGGAAGACCTAAAAAAATACCAGAATTTAAAGAGCTGTTGCAGAAAACCATACCTACAGCAGATATATTTGAATCTGATGAGCTAATCATGTATGAGGCTTTGGTAGGAATATATTTAAAAGATTTCGATGAGGCTCAATTAACTGCTAATGATATGGATGATATTATGTCCATTGCTATGAATAGGGTATTGGAAATAAGATTATTAAAGGCTAGTAAAGGTGACGCCACGATGCAAATGGATGTGTCTGCGTCTATAGAGCGCCTTAGAAAGCAAACAGAAAAGATGAAAGAAAATTTAGCTGCGAGAAGAAAAGACCGCATAGATCCTAAAAAATATAGTGGTTTTTCTATAGTAGATTTAGCGGTCGGGTTTGATATGGATAAAAAAAGAGAAGTAATGGAAAGGTCTTCACATATGCTTCTCGGAGAAGAGGAAGTCAGGCAATCAAAACTTCTTATAGGCAATCGCAATGATGCAGATGTAAATATAATAGAGGAGGAGTAGGTTGGCTAATTTAGATCTTTACGATGATGTAGAAATAATTATGGAGCAAGGATCTTCTATGATATCGTATTATAGAAGTGACCCAGTGATGGCGGCATATGATCTGCTAAAGGTAGATTTAGCCCCTATTCAAAGAATAGTTCTTAGAGATATGTGGTTTAAAAGTTTTAGTATTACTGTGGCAGGTCGTGGTGCTGGAAAAACTTTTATGCTTGGTGTAAACGCTGTACTACACGCACTTCTATATCCTGGGTATAGGGTGGGTCTAATTGCGCCATCGTTTAGGCAGTCCAAAATGATCTTTTCGGAGGTAGTAAAAATCTATCAAAGATCTTCTATTGTAAGAGAAGCATGTGAGAAAAAACCGGTTAGGGGGTCCGATACTTGTTATTTGCAATTTAAAGGAACAGATTATTCTAATGGTAGTTTTATAGAAGCATTGCCAGTCGGTGTTGACGGCGCTAAAATCCGTGGTTCTCGTTTTTATTTAATACAAATAGATGAATTGGCACAAATGCCCACAGATATTATTGATTTAGTTGTGCGTCCTATGGCAGCGGTATCGCTTGAGCCTATGCAGCGCGTAAGAGAATATCAGCGGCAGGTAGAATTAATAGGTAAAGGTTTAGCTACTGAAGATGACTTTGTAGAAGCATCAGCTAATAAAATGATAATGACCTCGTCTGGGTATTTTAAATTTAATCACATGTGGAATAGAATGAAGTCCTATTGGAGAGCTATTAAAGAAGAGGGCGAAAAAACTAAATATGCGGTTCATCAAATACCATATCAGTTATTACCTAAAGCTTTCTTGGATGAAGGAAATATTAAGGAGGCTATACGCACCATGTCACATATTGAATTCATTATGGAGTATGAGGCTGCGATGGTTTCCGATAGTGATGGGTTTTTCAAAGCTTCTATGTTGGAAGACTGTACTATAGGTAGTAATTTTGGCGTAATGCTTAGTGGTGATAGGACTAAAGAATATGTATTGGGAATAGACCCCAATCAAGGTGGTAAGGCTTCGTGCGGTGTAGTTATAATAGAAATGGGTGACCCTCATAAAATTGTATATGTCAATGAATTAAAGAAAAAAACTACTCAAGAAATGGTAATGGAATTCCAAAGACTGGTAGACGTGTTTCACATAGTTCGTATATTTATGGATTCTCAAGGCGGTGGTAAGCCTATTAGGGACCTATTACAAGATGGTTATAATAATCATGAACTGATTTTAGATATGGATGATGATAATAATAAAGGTAAAGCGGGGCACCGTATTTTACGATTAATTAATCCTACTCCAGCATGGATAAATGACGCTAATTTTGATACCCTGGCAATGTTTGAGCACAAAGATCTTAGGTTTCCGGCATTGCCCTTATCATCCGATTCTATAGCTGAGAAACTATATGAAGAAGTTAGAGTATTAAAATCGCAATTATTAAACATAGTTGTTAGTCAAACTGCGAGAGGGGTAAGACATTTTGATACTCCTAAAAAAGGTCAAAATAAAGATTTGTATTCTGCCTTAGTTTTGGCATCTTGGGGTGTTAGAGAGATATATAGAGAATCTATAGAACAAGATGTGATTTTAGAAGCTAAAGGATTAATAAGGCCCCATGGCCCCGGCGCACAGTTTAAAAATATTACTTCAGCTGCTAGTGGCAGTGATTATTTAAAAAGCGCTGTTTTAACTAGAAAAAAATAATCTAACCATGTTTTAATAGAGAGCTATTTTAAAATAGGAGGACTAGAATAATGATCTGGAAAGAATTTTTTAGAGAATGGCTTCAGAGATTATTGGATATGATTCTATCAGTAAAAATACTAATGCTGGGAGTTATGGTTATTTTTATAATTCATAATGTTACAATTTCAACTACAATAGCTACTATTATTACTACCATCCTGGGAATTAGGGAAGGTTATAAAGTAGTGAGGAGTTTTAATCGTACAAGTGACGAGCCTAGAGACAGAGTGTAAAGGAGATTTATATGGATTCTGAAAAATTACAGAAAATAACAGCTAAAATAAAAGACCAATATCCTGACGTAGGTATACGAAAAATAGAAGTGGATGAAGCTACTGGTAAATCTACGTTTTTTGTAAACCCTACTAATAAAGTTTTAGCTACACTGTCTCCAGATAAAGCTATAAATTTACACGGACCGGCTGCAGTAGCTTCTACTTTAAGACGTGATGTTATTGATAGGTCAGTGTTAGACTTAATCAAGAAATCAGTTTCAGAAGAAGACCCGCATACATTATTTCAAAGAGCCATTAAATATTATTATGAAGCTGATTATTATGGTTCTCATATAGATATTTTAACAAACCTTTCTTCCAAAGGATTTGAAAACGACATAGATGATGATAAGATAAAAGCTTTCTATGATACTTGGAATTTTGATGTAAATTTTACGCAGATATTGGATTGGATATTTTTTGATTTTTTTCGTGTAGGTATGGTAAGAACTTATAAGATTATTGGTAAGTATGAGCCCGGTGTTAGTTATATGTCTCCAATTCCTGGTATGAAAAAAGCTAAAGGTGATCTTATAGACATGTCTGAGCGCGCTGCTCGAATACACCAGAAGCGGTTAAAAAATCTTGAAAAGAAATTAAAAAGTCTTGATGGTAGAAAAAAGGATGAACGTGATCTTAAGGAAGAATTAGCGGCTAAAAAAAGAGTATGGTCAAAAGGATTTATGCCCGTAGCTTACACGGTTTTAAACCCCCTGTTAGTCGATATAGAGGGTAGTTTGTTATTTGATAAAACCAAAGTCACATTGAAGCCGTCAGATGAACTTAAAAAATTACTTAAGAAATCAGGCAGCGAACTTACGGATGACGAAAAAACTATTTTGAAATTATTACCTGCCGATTTTAAAAGTGGTGTTACTTCTGGTCAGGGCATAGTACTTGATCCACTGTTTGTAGGTGCTGTAGACTATAGAAAGCAGCCTTATGAACGATATCCAAAACCTCGGGGAGTAAAAGTTTTTGATGCTTTAGAATATAAAAATTCTTTAAGAGAAGCTGATTTAAGTACTTTAGATGGTATTACAAATTATATTTTAAAAATAACAGTCGGAAATGATGAATATCCTGTAACTGACGCGACGCAGTTAGAAACCGTGGCTCAACTATTCAACACTACATCTAAATCGTTTGATGTTGTTTATAACCACACTCTAAATATTGAAAAGATTGTATCTCCCGAAATTGAAGCAATTTTGGGGCAAGATAAATACAAACAGGTTAATGAAGATATTAGTGGTGGTTTAGCTGTGACCCGGGCACTAGTTGATGGTGTTACTGACGTCAAGAGCTCCGAAGCGTCTTTAATTGTTAAAACTGTAATAGAGGAAATACATTATGCTCGCCGCCAAGTAGAACAGTGGATTTACACTGAATATAGAAATATAGCTAACGCTATGGGGTTTGATAGATTCCCTAAAGTTAGATGGGATAATACTGTATTACGTGACATCATAATGTACATGAGCACTATATCTCAGTTGGTTGATAGACGCATGCTCTCGTATGAAACTGCTCTTGAGCAACTTGGGTTTGATTACAAGAATGAATTCAATAATATGGAAAAAGAATTGCCCATGGTCTTGGAAGGAACGTTAGGCATTTTGGGCAGCCCTTTTCAACAAAAAGGCGGTGGTACGCTTGGCCCACAAAAAACACAAAGAGCACCTACAGGAACGCCTTCTTCAGGGCGACCTAGAGGACAGGTACCAAAAAAGAAACAGCCTAATACTAATCCCAAGTCAAAAACTAAAGTACCAAACCAATCACCAAGCAATCAGCCTGGCCCAAGCCCACAAGCTGCTGGTATAAGTATAAAGACGCTTATATCTAACGCAGCGGAGATTATGAATGAAGAACAATTTAAAGAATTTTTAGACGGATTTTTAAGCGAATTAAGAAATGCCAATTCCGAATAGTGGCACCTATTTATCTAACTGTATTATAATAGGAGCTTGTATTTTTTATTTTACTTAGGGGAGGACCTATTGTGGAAGATAAACAAAATGCGGTTACGCTTGAAGCGGAGATAGAACTTCTCGAAGTTACAGAGGAGCTTAGACAGGAAGTTGCTTCAGTAGTACCTTTTCCCGAAAATAAAACTCCAGACATGTTATTCTTTTCTGGAATTTTTGTATCATCCGGCGAAAATCTAAACAAAGCTTTTTTCCTACCCTCTGAGCTTGTCAAGTCGCATACTACTATTAATAATAAAGCATTAGATATTGAACATGATGAAACACAAATAGTGGGTCATATATATTCAAGTGCTTTCGTGGATCATCATGGAAATAAACTTAATATTGATACTCTGCAAGACATGAAACAAGATGAACTTGAAAAAATGGATATGGATGTTATGATTGCAGGTATTATTTATAAGAGTAGATTTCCAGAACTTGCTAAAGAAATTAAAGATAATAAATGGAAATTGTCTATGGAAACCTATTTCCAGGATTACGATGTTAAAATAGGTGATCTTATATTGTCGAAGAAGGAAGCGGAAGCTTTAGGGCTGGCGTCAGATAATGTATTAGGGCGTGTAGCTAGAGTTTTACAAAAGGGGAAGGAGATAGCAAAGGGAGAGGTTGCCCGTGTTTTAAGAAACTTACTATTTTCTGGCTGTGGATTAGTGAAAAATCCAGCTAATCCTAGATCAGTGATTTTGGAAACAGCTAAGAAGAAAGAATCGGAGGAGGACGAGATCGTGATTGAGTTAGAACCAAAAACTGATCTTGAAAAGAAGGAAGAGGCTGATATTGACGCTACCGATATTCGCACGCAAACTAGTCCTGGAATTTGTGTAAATTACAAAAAGCGCGTCATAGATGCGACTTTTGAAGGGCCAGACTCTAAAGTTTTGCATAATGATTGGTGTACGCTTTATGATACTGGATGTACTTCTCCCTCTCGGGGAGCAGATA